CTGATTTTACGGATTCCAATAGTGAAGTTATAATCGTATTCATTAATTTGTGTAGTTTCTTCATATCCTTTATTTATTGCTATAAAATCTTGATCCTCTACCATGCTAGTATTCATACTCATTGAAGTATAAAAAGTAGCGTATTTAAAAAATTGAGCATTACAAGTACCCAATCCTAATACTACCATTATTAATAAAGCGTATATATATTTAGAGGTGTCCATTATAATACTTTGGTATAAGCGTAAGTAATATAAACATCTAAAGTTAAATCACCATTAAAAGCACTATTAGAATACATTAAAAAAGGTTTATTTAAAAGAGAAGTAGTACAAGTACCACTAGCAACAGGATCACCAGCAAAAGTCCAAGATACATCAGTTGTTTTAGCGTTCATAAAATCTCTAACATATTTCCAATAAGCTGCTGTACTAGAGCTATCATAACTTAAATACAAATCAGCACTAGATGACTCAGCACTAGAAGTGTAATTACATAGTATTGTTACATTGTAAACTGTAATCATATAACCACTTAAAGCTCCTACTAATGTTTTAGGGGAGCTATTTAAGGCTTGATACTCTGCATTACTTATTGAAATTTTATCAGTTTGTAATAAAAATTTAGTGTCAAATTTTTTGCTCGTTCCTGCACTACTACCTGTGGTGTCGTTTACATCAACAACCATAAATAAGTCACCGCTACCTAATTGTTCTTCTAGGGCTGTTTTGTCTGTTAGTCTTTGTCCTGCCATTGTTTAAATAGGTTTTTAATTTTTTAATATTTTTTTGTCTTTCCTTGACTTTTTGTTTAGTAATCATATTAACAACAAATAGTTATATCTGCTCCTTGTAAAAAAGATTTAGCTTTATTACTTAATGGAGCTGTATCTAAATTTAACCCTGCATAATAGTTTTGTGTTGTTGGGTTAAGGTCTGCTCCAGTATTAGTAGAGTATTCAGGAAAATTAGAAGTATTGTTTTGTATAAAGTCAATAAGGCGTTCTCTATAAAATTCTCCCTGATCCATACTAGCATTAATCAAAGGTTTTAATTCGTCATGGCTTACTGTTCCCCCTTGTTCACTTGACATAGTTACAACTGCATTATTAACCATTCTTAAACGCAAGAACGGAAGAACAGTAGCAAAGGCAAACTGCACTAAAGCAGGTTGTATATATGTTTGTAATAGTGTTAGATAATTACCACTTAAACTACTACCCTGAATATCTGAAATTAACTTGTTTGTTAAATCAGTTCCTAATACAGGAAGTATATATCTATCTTGAGCCATAAGAATATAGGGTAGTAATAAATTATCATCTACCGAACCACCTAAAGATGAATCTCTTTTTAATCTATCTGTACTTATAAATAATGTATGTTGTATCGCCATATTTTAATGTTATTTTACTCCTGGATAATGACCTTGATTAGGCATATTAACAGGAGCTATTTTACTTTCTTTAATTCCTTTAGGATTCCTTACATAACTTTTAGGAATACTATCTACTTTGTTATAATCATTATCTAAACTTTGACCGTCTTTTAATTTAGTTCCTTTTTTGAGCCTATATAGTATCTCTTTCCATTTATGCCTACAATAAACTCCCCCTTTAAACTTAAATAAATCATACGCTTTTCTTTTATGTCCTAATTGTTTGTTAATTCCTGCTCTACTTGCAATATCAATATCTTCAATTCTATAAACAAAACCCCCTCTACTTAACCTCATCATATTTTCACAGAAAGGTCTACTCTTTCCTGTTTTCTTTGGCTTTGTAGAGCCTACTGCATACTTAAATCTAACTCTATATATAGCTTTATCTAAATAGCTAAATTTATCTTCATTAGATTTAATTTCATTTACTGCAAAATTTTCTTTTTTCTGTATTAATCTATTCGCCCAATCTTCGTAACTCTCTTCAGCTCCTTGATCCCTTTCATCTACAACTTCCCATTTTTCACTATCTATTTGTTCACCCTCTAAATTGTCTAGTATTCCATCAAATTGCTCATCAGATAATTCAGTAAATTCTTTTTTTATTGGATCTCCCTCATCTCCTGTATCTATTCCTTCTTTTTCTTGTTCATCTTCGTCTAATTTACCTACATTACCAATATCAATGAAATCAGCAGGTTTAAGCGTTTTAAAGTATAAATCAAGGTCTATGTCGTTAGCGTGAAATATTGGCTCTAAACCGCCTAAAAGGGTATTCTGGAATGGTTTAATAACTGTATTGTTAAATAGCGAATAACTATCTCGTAATTCATCTGCATTATTACCAAAACCAGAACCGTCACCTTTTACACCAAACAACAAAGGACTTGTTACCCTATGACCTGTTAAAACCTTTCTGGTTGTTTCAGTAGATAAGAATTGGTAACTATCAGAATTGTCATTAGCATTGATTGGTACTATTTCAGGAGATGTGTCTTTACCGTCATTAAAAGTTAAAAGTATTTTACCTGCATTACCACTACCACCAAACTTAGCATTAATTTGTCTTTCTATAGTTCTTCTTTCCTCTCTTGTTGGTATTCCATTAGCCATATTAATAGCCATGCTAGGAAACATACCACTTTTTATATTAGATAAATGAAATTGTGCAATCTCCATATCTAACTGAATATAGCTAGTAGATCCTTGATAGTCAGGTGTAGCGTAATAGTGTGATCCTGGAGAATAATCTTTTATACATAATACTTGGTTAGCGTCTTTTCTATTTTTTAAATCAAATGCTTTATAGTGTCTAGGTTTGTTTTTTCTAGTGTTAGTCCAATCAGCACTATAATAGTATTCGTTTATGTTACCGTAAGCGTCTTGTTTTCCACTTCTCATATATTGAGCAGGAATGTGTCTAAACTCTATAATCTTTGTTCTAGGTCTATTCCATATTGTATTAACATAACACATTCCAAATAGCTTTAAATCAAATGCTAGGCATTTTAAAGTATCTTTTGGTGAATTATGTAATAAACCATTAAGAGCTAACCAACTCTCTTTTTTACTATCGTTTTCTTCTCTGTCCGTAGCGTCTAAACCCTCTCCATAGATCATAGCACTAACACCTTTTATAATAGCGTTGTTTATACTACTACCATTGTAAAGCTCTAATAAGTATTGAGGGTATAAATTTTCATCTCCAAACTGAATCCAATCTTTATTATTTTCTTCACTAATACTAGGCAAATTATATTCTGCTAAATGTATTACTGATATGTTGTCTTTTTTCTTCATTATGTTTCGTATGTTGGTTGCCAATTTTGAGTGCCATATTGACTATCTCTATTATTACTGCTACTATAACCCTCATCTGGTATATCTGCTGCGATTAAATCATTATTAGCATACTCTGTATAGTAGCTTATAGGATTATCTGTTTCTATGTCTTGAAAAGTTTCATCTACTGATACATTTAAAACTATTTTTATTCCCTCTATTTTAGTAGCTGCAGATAAATTTAACATAACAGCATAACTAACATTAGTGTAATAAACTTCTATATCGTAAGTTTCATTAATAGGACTTACAAAGATACCCTGCCTTTTAGCTAAACTATTAGTTTTGTCATAAGTTGTTATATTAGAGCTTGTAGGATATAGATTTGTAAGCCTTAAAGTCCAATACCTATCGTTATTAATATATGTTGGGCTATTCCAATCTCCGCTATCAGTAGGGTAAGCAGCAATAGTTCTTATCCAATTTGTCTTTCTACCCCTAACATAAAACAACAACTTTTTACCACTTAATAAACTTGTGTCAATAACACTTGTTATATTTTCATAAAAATATACATATTGACTTTGAGCCATATTGCCTGTATAATTTAAATTGTAAGTAGCCATTAACTTCTAATTGTAAAAATTTTAGTATAGTATTCTGTTACTAATTTTGCTTGTTCTTCTGAATCTTCTATAGTAGCTAGTTTTTCAATAAGCTCCTCATACATACTTGTATTTATGTCAACATTTTCAGTTTTAGTTCCCATTGTTACCCCCTATAAAATCTAAATCTTCTTCTATCTTAACTTCTTTTGTTTTTACTTTTTTTTTTGGTTTAGAAACTTCTTGCTCAAAATATGCTTTTCTTAAACTATCACTTAATTTGTTTATTTGTTTTTGAGTTAATTCTTCTAAAGGGTAATTAACATTAGCAGGTTGTTTACCTATCCAATCTTTTTTTACTTTCCAAGCCATAATATAGTTTATTATAAATATAAAAGTCATTATATTGTTCACAACTTGTATATTATATTAAAGTTTTTTTATATAATTATAATAATTGTAAAGTTTAGTTAATAAAAAAGGGCTACCGAATAGATAACCCTTTTTAAATTGAGTAACGATTTATTAATTATGTTCCTGATACAATAGTTAATTCAGAATCAGCGTCACCTAATTGGTCGAATGGATAATCAGTTCCACTACCATTAGTTTTCTTAATAAAAAACATAGGGTCTTTTTCCTCTGCTCTTAATTCTATTGTATAACCAGACATATCGCCTTTAGCTGCTCCTGTAACAATAGTACCACCTGAAACATCTACACCATTATCAAAACCTAATAAGAATACATTATCGTTTACATCTTGAACAAAAATCTGTACTCTATTGTAGCAAATTAATTTTAATTCATTAGTCTGAGCTACAGTTAGTTTTTGTAAAGTTAGAGATAGTGTTTGTTCAAACCAAGTTGTTCCTGTTGCAGGATCAGAGTTTGTGTTTACTGTCATAGAAGATAGATTAGGTCTTAAATCATACTTAAACAAAGTCATAGTAGATCCTGTTGGATTGCCATAAGCTGACCAACCTGTAAACCCTGCTGTATCTATTTGTAAAGCGTCTGTTCCATTTGGAGTATAATGCTGTCTAATATTGCTAGAATACCCCGCACAGAAAAAGACAGTTTTTAAACCACCTATGCTATCCTTGCAATCGACTAACCGCCCTCTTGTTAATATACAAGCCATGTTTATTTATTTTTTAATTATTAATATTCCTTTTAAAAAAAGGGGTGGTATTTCACACCCCTAATTTATCTATCTACTATGTCCAAACAGTTGAACCGTATACACCATCAGTTGATACAGCAGTTTGTACTCCTACCGCAAAGTTCATTACAACTCTTACATTATCCGAACCATCATATTCGTAAGTCGGAATTAATCGAGCTTCTGTCCAATCAGTTGCTAGGTTTGTTCCGAATACTAAGTTTTCAGGATAAGTGAAAAGAATAGTATCGTTAAACATCCCGGGACAACGGTAGATGGGGAACCCGAAAAATGTCATATTATCACCATTCAAATTAAATCCTCTTCTCCTC